ATTTCACTTCCTTATATTTGGAAGTTTCTATTACTGTGAATATATAGAGTTCACTTTAACTATATTTTAATAAAACAATAAAAAATAAAAATAAAAATCTATTATATATCATTATATATACAAGTTGTTTAGGGACTCTGAACCCTTAATCTTCGTAAAGAAACTTATTCATATTCGAGTATTTTTTAACGTGCTAGTTATTAATACTCCTACAATATATTATATAGCCGCTTATATTGATGCTACAGTCTATAAGTTTAATATTTGTAGTTATTCTTTACCGGACAGAGGAGCCTGTTCGCAACCCATCTTGGTACTTAACTGTATCCGGATAAGACTCTCCACCAGTGAAAAAGCTGTTCTCTTAATACCCCAAAAAATCTAAAATTCTCTCAACTATGGCTACAATTAACGAAAATACGATTTTACGAAGTCCAGAGCGCCTGGCACACGAAGTGGAAGCCCCACAAAACCCTTATGTTAAATCTCAATATCACAGTATTGAGTATCAACTTAAGAATCGATTAGATTCTCTTCCTTTGGAAGTTTACTTAAACGTCCACTCACATCTTGATAGATATAAACCTGACGTTGATATATTATACAATCCTTATCTTGGTATAACCACTGATAAGATGTCAACTGTATTAACAATAAATAATGTTTATCTTTCTAAAATTAGTCTTGATGATAATGACTATCCTTTAAAGGTTCGTAATAATCTTTTTAGAATGGTCTCGCGGTACCCCATGGATAATGTCACCAGTGATGCTAACCAAGAACTTATATTCATCAGTATGCTTTTTGAAGAAGGTGTGAAGAGATATGTTCACCTTGAAGAGTTAAGGAAACATGCCGCCGCTGTTACTCAACGGCGCCAAGATTCTATTAATTACGAATACGCTTTCTATGAATATGATCAATATCTTATAAGTATTGGTGAAAAACCTTTTTTAGAACAGTGTAATCATTCTGAACCTACCAGTTCGGATGATTTTGAACATTACAATTATTATCGCAAACCTTATACTTGCCGG